ACGGTCTGACTCAGTGTGTAACCGTATTGCAAACCAACTAACCAGTCCTAAGAATGCTGTTAATACAATGTTCCAAACCATCATGTCCATAATTATTAATCACCAAGATTTAAAGCTACCCAACCCACTGTCTTAGGATCGGCTGTGTCAGCTTGGTACGCATCTTCATCCCAGTAGTAGTCACCGTCTGGTTTAGCAATCGGTGCTTCCCACTCAAGAGTCGTTGTGTTCTTGCTCCATGAAGCGTAAGGCTGTGGAGGCCAGAAGCAATCGTTTGTTGCGTCGAACTCAAAGCCCTTGCCTGCGTAACGCTTACGGAAGTTGTTGTTGTAGCTTGTTTGCTTCCACGTTCCGCCTAACAGGTTGTTACAAAACGTTGCTCCAATAGAGTCTGACCCCGGGTATGTTCCACCACCACAATCATCGTCAGAAACAACGATGACTCGCTTTACAATATTATTTACATCAATTTCTGCAAAGTGTGCCATTAATAAAATTCCTGATAATTACACTGTATATCTTATAATTACGACGCCTGAGCCACCGTTGCCGCCAGTAGCTCCATAGCCGCCACCGCCACCGCCTCCGGTGTTAGCTGTACCTGCTGTACCTGCGGTAGATCCTGAAGAGGCACCGTCACCACCGCCCCCTTGTCCACCTGTAGCGGCATTTGTACCTGCTCCTGCACCACCGCCTGCGTAGTATGTGCCTGTGCCAGTAATAGATGATTGAATACCATCTCCACCATCACCACCATTAACGCCTGCGCCAGTAACGCTTTCACCAATTTCTCCGGCTCCACCACCGCCGCCGTTACTGTAATTAAATCCGCCGTTGGCTTGAGCATCCCCACCATCAAATCCGTGGTTGAATGTTCCTATGCCGCCATCAAAGTTGCCGCTATTGTATGCTGATGCACCACCACCGCAACCACCATTTCCGCCGTTGCCGTTTGCAAAAGAGTGACCTGCTCCGCCACCATCAACATCAATATTACCAAAAGAAGTAGTGCCACCTTGTGTTGCTAGAGAAGAGCCTGTGTTAGTACCTGCACCGCCATTACCAATTGTTATTGTGTAGTCGCCTGCAGTTAAATAAACAGAAGGTTCAGGATCAGATAATTTTCCAGAGTTTTCTCCAGAAACAGTAGAACGATAGCCTCCTGCACCTCCTCCTGATCCTACGGTTGATCCACCGCCGCCTCCACCGCCTCCTACGATGACGTACTCAAAAAGTCCTGCTTTAGTAACTGTAAATGTACCAGACGATGTAAACGTATGTATTTTAAAACTACCAGACGTCGTTTCTGTTCCGCCTGAACCTGCTCCTGAAGAAGCATCAGTAGAGCCTCCACCTCGTCTAACAACAAAACCTTCGCTCATCGTACAACCTTAATTTGAAGTGAAAAACTTTTTGTGGGTTCGGCTGTTGCATATACCTTTAATGTATTAGCCGCACTTGCTTCTACACGATAAACAGTGGCCCACTCTGCTACAATATCAGGAACATCTGCGTATGTTGCTCCGGATAGATCAATATCAACAATTGGTGTATCAGTGGATAGTAAACCAGTTACGGTTTTAGTAGCAATATAAGGCCCAGAGCCTGTCCAATCAGATGTGCCTGATGAACCAGTAACGGTGCTTGTGTATAACGCTGTTGTTGCATATGTACCAAAGTCACTAATCTGAGACTCAGTAATTGACAGGGCCGCTTGATGTTGAGTTACAGATGATTCAGTAATATTAGCATTAGGGACATTAGCCCATGTAACAGCCGCTGATAGATCATTTGTTTCTGTAAAACTTTGTAATGCAGAATCTGCTAAAGCTCCTTGTGCGGCTGTAGCGTAGTCTGTAGATGCTGTCGTAGCGGCAGTACCTAAACCTAAGTTAGTACGTGCAGTAGATGCACTGTTAAGATCAGATAGATTATTAGCAACAGTTAAAAAATCAGACGCCGTAGCCGCCGCAATAACCCAAGCAGAACCTGTATACACTTTTAAATTATTGTCTGTAGTGTTGAAGTATAGATCACCTGTTGATAGTGCATCACCATCATTATCCACTGTAGGATCGCTTGCCTTAGCTCCTAGGTAAATATCATCAAAGTTATCTAAAGCTAGTTCAGCGGCGGCCTGTGCAGTTTCTGCGGCAGTCTTGGCAGTCTCTGCATCATTCTTGTGAGTTTCGGCTGTTGTTGCGTGGCCACTTGCTGTAGTGGCTGAAGAGGCCGCTTCCGTTGCTGACGTAGCGGATGAGGTAGCTGAAGATGCGGCTTCACTTGCTGAGTTAGCGGCGGCGACTGCTTGTGCTGTTACATCGGTAACTGTAGCATCTGTAGTAGAATCACCTGCTCCACCTGTACCACGATAAAGTGCCATTGAAATCTCCAGTGTGTAGAATAAGGAGAGGGACTCCGAAGAGTCCCCCTAGTTTACTTAGGAATTGAAAACCAAAGTAAGTGCTGACTCAGGACGTAAGACCTTTACGCCATACAGAGTGTCTGCAGTGAACAAGTCACCAAGATACTCTTGTTTGTATTGAGTCTGGGTACGAACACCCATTTGCTCTGCAAATACCATTGCGTCACGATGACCAAGGATACCTGCCTTCAACTCTCCACCTGCAGAGTTAGCCGCCGCAGTTTCTACGACTGGGCAGTTAGTTGAAACATAGACGTCGATACCGTAGAGGCTACCGATGTTACCGTTTTGTACAGGCTGACCTGATACGAAATCAGATGAGTTGTAACGGTCGATACCACGGATAGTCTGTACGACTGATGGTGGAACTACGAGGAAACGCTGATCCATAGGAACATCGTTGTCGTCTAACTCTTTAACAGCTTCACGGAAGCCATCATCAGAGAAGATGTCAGCCGCTGCAACAGTGTCAACAGCGTAAGCTGTCAAGTCTGTAGAAGCGTCCATGTAGAACGAGTTGCTGTGAACAAAGTCAGCACCATCAGAGTCGCCGAATGACTTAGTTAATGCGAACAGGTCAGTATCAACCTGCTTTGCAAGAGCATATCCTGCGTCTGAAGTGTAGAACTGACGGAGTGAAGCAAGAGCTTGCACGTCAGTAATGTCTTCGATCAAACGAGAGTACTCGTAATGCTGATCGATAGCAACTTGTACTTCTGACTCAGTTGCCGCAATCAGTGTTACCTGAGTTGAAGCTGACTTAGCAGATGCATCGCCACGAGTTGGCTTAGGGATGTGAAGTGTATCACCCTTCTTACCAGTCATTGGCATACGGTTTACAAGATTGGCAAGAACGAGAGACTTTTCGTATGCCGCTACAATTTCATCACTCCAGATTTCTGGAATGAAAGTCGCCGCCGTTGTATTGGTGACGTGGTTAGTACCTAGTGCCATGATTTAGCTCCTTAACGCTATTTGACACGACCTTCAGCGTAAGCAGACATAATCTCATCAGAGAGTGCTTGATACCGCTTAGGGTCATTTTGCATAAGTTTAATAATATCAGCACGACGATAGATTTTACGACTTGGAGCTTCACCTGATCCTTTCGCATTACCTGTTGAAGCAGACTTCAATTGGCGTTTACGATCAGTTTCTTGCATTTCAGCAGTTTCTTTGACAATATTCTGACGTTCTTTCCACGTTGTGAGAAGTTCATCAGCGGCATCAAAATCAAACTTCTGATCTGCTCGTTGGAACAATTCTGTACGAACTTTAGACTTAGTAACCCACTCAGCAAACTGCTCACTAGAAATAATTTCTTGGTAGTCTGGATGATTGGTTTGTAACTTACTAAGAATTTCCTGTTGCTTTAACGCATGTGAAACTTGTTCAGCTTCTTTAATCTTAGGATGATTCGCTAGTTTTTGTTCAATGTACTTATCAGGATCGGCAAATATGTCGATGTCTTCGTCTTGTTGTTGTGGGCTTTCTTTGGCTTCTAACTGCGTCTTAACGAAATCGTCTACAATTTTGCGTAATTCACCAACTTCAGAAGATTGTTTGCCCATGAGCTTTTCAGCTTCTTGATGCATCCGAACAATATCTGCAATAGATTTGTTTCGATACTTCTCAGGAATTTCTTCCTCTTGGGCTTCCTGAATCTCTTCAGGTTCTGCAGGTTGTTCCTCTTCAGGAGACTGCTCTTCAACTTCTAATGGGGCAAATTCTTCGCCCTCTTGTAAACTTTCGGGACTTTCCTCTAAGAATCGTGCCATATTGTTAAACTCCGTGCCGTAGCATTATGGAAATGATTATCTTCTAGCGGCTCTCTCGTGATCCTTAGCCCACGCATCATCAGCATCAGGCCAACCTGTACCTTTGAAATGTGTTCGGATACTAGAGATTATCCGCTTTGCGGTATGTCCACACTCAGGGCAAGTAGCAAACTCATCAGATGCGTCTACCCACTGTTCCTCAATGTGGTTACATTCTGTGCATTTAAAATCAAAACGTTTAATCATTTGTATTGATCTCATATGCGCGTTTCATTGAATTTTCAAACCTTAACATTCTAAAGAACGCATCACGTTCTCCTTTAACAAATGCTAAGTGTCTGTCATCCTTGATGTCTTCTATACGATACTGGTCAAGGATTTCTTTTAGTTCTTCTTGAAACTGTTTCCATCCGGGGTGGATGAATAAGTCAAAGTATGTTTCGTAATACTTTTGATCTTCAGGACTCAATCGAGTTTCTCCTAATAATAATGCAAATATTATACCACAGTTTTATTCATTTGTCAAGTCTTTTGTTTGACTTTTTGTGGTTCTTGTGGTACGGGATTTTTCTAATTCTTCGATTCGCTTATTCATACCCGCTAGAATCTGATTAATTTCAATCAAGACTTTATCTAGCTCTTGTTTTGTAATCATGCTATTTCCTCATTTGCATTTCAACAATGTCTTCTTTTGTTTCAAGCTCTCGCTCTTTTAACAACAGTTCTGCTAATTTAGCTCTGCGCTCAAACTCTTTATCACTTTCATTTGGTAGTTTTGCAACCGTATCATATGGAAGTAATTCTGTTTCGACTGCATTTTGTTGTACACGAGATACAATCTCAGCAGTTTGTGCTTGAATATTTGCAATGGTTGCTTGCTTCTGGGCCATTTCCATTTGCATTACTTGTTGTTGTGCTTGCTGTGCTTCAGGATTTGGTTGATTTGCTTGACGCAATCCATTAATAATTTCTTCACGATTCGATAAGTTCATGTTATCCACAATTGATTCGATCAACATTGGATACATTGGAGACTCTGGACTCATTGTTTGCAAAAGTTGTACCAATTGTGTAACTTCGTATTCACGTGCAATAATACCAAGAGACGATGAAGGAACAAACTTATAATCTTGTACTGGATACAGCTCTGGACTAAACTGCATATAACGATGTGCAACTTTAGTAATGAAAGGTAGTAAGAATGCTTCTTGGAAATTAATCAACGTGCGCTTGTGACGCTTGATGATTGCTCCCAATGACATGCTGATACCTGCGGCTGTGGCATCCCCATTAATACTTCCCGGTATACCTGCCGCATCAATAGCCCCAGTTGCCATTTGAACCATTTGTTGGAGACTGGCTGATTGATTAAATGATGTAGGGTCAAGGTTTCCAAAGTTAAATGGTTGGAGAATCTCTGCGGGATTGCCATTCGTAAGGATGGCCTTGCCGGGTCTAACTTCCAATTTACTTCCGCGAGGAAGGCGTGAAGCATCAACAGCAAGCATAGGGTGTACAGTAAGCGCAAGTGCGTCAATTCGTGCTCTCAGTTCAGTATCAAGAGCTTTCTGTGCGTTATATCCTTTTTCGCAAATACCACGACCCCAAAAACGAGATGGTACTACGTCCCACGGGAAAGCTACAATTGGACGATCCTTCATCATGTAAGGATTTACATCAGCTTTCAACAGAATACCATTGTTTGCAATAACAACAATAGCCTCTATATATTCTGACTCAATGTCTTCGTCTTCTAAAAACTCAGAAGGTACAAGACCATAGTATTTAGTTAAACGAACTTTGTCTTCAGTGTAAATTGTTAAGTCTTGGTCAGGCTCAAGATCAGTATCAGGAGCTGAGGTTGTAATTGCTACATCATTGTATACGCCTTGTTCTTGTAGTTGACGTACTTGGTGAATAGGCACAAACTCATCAATTGCAACGCCAAGAGCTTCTTCAATGTTTGTAGCAACAGGATCAATCAAAAAGTTCTGCGGCATTACAGGGCGTAAACGGAACACAGTACGTGGTGTTTCCATGACACCTACTGCTTGCATAGCACCTTCCATGACAGGTTGTGTTGCAGGTTTAAAGTCAATAACTTCTTCAGCTACAATTTCACCAATACCCGTACCAAAGACTGCGGCATTAAGAATACATTCTGCAATTGCTTTACGTGACGACACATACGACAAGTCTTCGTCAAGTTGACTACGCAAGAATTGAATGTCTCCGTTTTGTTGATCTTGTAAGTCATCTTTGATATCGAACCACTTACCACGCCCAAACGTTGCTTCTTCAACTTCTGCAACAGCAGATTCAACAGCCTGTTGCAATGCAGGAGAAATAATACGTGATCGTTCTGATGCTCGCATGGAGTCTTCTTCAGACCAGATACCACGCCACAAACGGTAATACTCGTCAAACTTTTCTTGGTAGTTTGATTCGTAGTGGTCACGCCATTGGTTGCATTTGCTTACAACCCATCCTTCCAGTGTGTTTGACAAATCGTCAAAGTTTTCGTATTGCATTTTAATATCCTGCTACAGGGTCTAATACTTCAAAGTCGTCTTCTTCGTAGTCGTAGTAATATGAGACTTTCGCTAATTGGTCTATGTATGCCAGTGCATCAATTAAATCGTCATGCACTAAATTGTTTGGAAACTGAAACAACTCATCCATAAATTGTGAGTTCCATTCACCTTCGTTTAAAATTATCTGTCCATGTTCAAAACGTCCTTGCAATCCCCAAACAATACGATCAGTTTTTTTCTTGTTCCCATGTGTCAGTTCTTCCACTCGGAAAAATCTTTGGGATGATTTCATAATGTCCGTTAAGTAAGGAAGTACCGCATTCTTTAACGCTCCTTTTTCGATACCAACCGCTACTGGTTGATACCTTGCTACAGCGTCGAATATTTTCTTTGCGGTTTTTTTGATGTCCCATCGACCATGAATAATCTCTGCTACCCACCATCCGTCTTCATTTGCCTTTACAACTGCTATTGCTGTTTGGTCAAGTTTTTTATTTTTAGATTGGGTTGCGGCTTGCACATCTGCAAAACCTGCAAGGTCAACTGCAATATAGTAGTCACCAAACTGAGGTTCTTCATTATCAAACTGTATCCACTCTTCTTTGAATATCTCTGAACCTTGTGCTTCAAACGAGGCAAGAAATTCTTGTCTGAATGCATAGCTTGACATTGACTTTTTTGCAGTGTCAATTTCTTCAGGGTCTAGTAGTGGGTTATCGTATGATGTAAAATGCCAAGCCTTGTATGTATCATCATCGTCTAGTTCAGCATAACGATACAACTCATAAAAGTGATTCCTTCCCATAGGTGTACCAATAAACATGGCATTACCCTTCTGGTCAGCAAGTGCAGGTCTCAGTATTTGTTCCCATACAGACGGCTTCATATCCGCATATTCGTCCATAACAAGGAACTTAAGAGAGACACCACGCATTGTCTCTGGTCTATCAGCACCTTTTAGTGAGATGATTGCACCGTTGATTAACGTAATCTGTAGGTTGTTAATATGGGAACTTTTAATAACAGGATGTGCAATCTCTAACAAAGTAGACCACATAATGTCACGAGCCTGTCCTTGTGTTGGAGCAACATAGAATACATGACCACGATCAGCCTGTAGTCCATAGATCACAAGCATCCATGCCGCAAGTCTTGACTTACCAGTACGTCGTCCTGCCGCTACAATCTTGAATCGAGTGCTGTCACCAAATACTTCCTGTTGCCAAGGAAGCAACTCAACATTAAGCTCCAAGTGGTCTAGCTTCCTTCATAATGTTGACAAGCTCTGCACTGCGGTTACCTACTTGATTGTACCACTTACTATCAATCATTTCATTGGCGGCAACGAGGTATTGTTTTTCATTGACTGCCGCAAGCATTTTCTTAAATTTGGAAAGACGTGGCCGCCCAAGATTAAATACCATATTAACGAGGACACGAGCAACGTCGTCAGGATGGTCATAC